AACCAGTTGGTCCAGTAGAACCAGTTGGTCCAGTAGAACCAGTTGGTCCAGTAGAACCAGTTGGTCCAGTAGAACCAGTTGGTCCAGTAGAACCAGTTGGTCCAGTAGAACCAGTTGGTCCAGTAGAACCAGTTGGACCTGTTGCACCATCAGTACCGTTGGTACCATTGGTACCGTTGGTACCATTGGTACCGTCTACACCTTTTAAACCGGCTGCAACGATATTCCACGATGCTATTGTTCCGCTACCACCAATAACATCGACATTAACTGTCAACGTTGTGCTACTAAACGAAGTAATGGTGCCTTCCATATAATTGGCCGGCGTGGCGGAAGAAACAACTCTCACACGTTGCCCAACCGCAAATGCTGTTGCTGCTGCATCCAAATTGGTTGTGAAAGATTTTGATCCAGTTCCAATTGCGACTGAACTGGAACTGGTTAATCCCGCATAACCAAGACCCGTTGGTCCAGTTGAGCCTGTCGGACCAGTTGAACCTGTTGGTCCAGTTGAGCCAGTTGGGCCGGTGGGACCGTAAACTGAAGGTATGTTTGCTGTTGTTACTGTTCTTAAACGACCAGATGAATCCCAAGTAATAACGGGAATTACTGTGCTTGAACCTGCGGAATTTGGTGTAATAATACCTGTCGCCAAATCAACAGTTGGTGCTGTAGATGTTCCAGCGATAACAATATTACCTGTACATGCACTTGAAACAGAAGATACTTTATTGCCGTCAACATAAGCTTTTAATGAGGTATTTGCTGATGTAACTGCGGCCGCTGTTGCTGCTTTGCTAGTATCCGTGGAACCTGAAGTATTATCTAATTGTACCAAACCAGAATGTGTGGTATTACCTGTAAATTTGGTGGTAACAATTTCATAATATGTATTTGGTGCTGCCGTTGTGCTATTATTTGCTATGTCACGAATTTTCCACAAACGATCTGCATTATCGAAACGAATTTGTGCGTTTGGTGTGAATGCTGGTAAACCAGCTTGTCTATTTACACCAAATGATGCAACAGAAGTACCTGTGATTGGTGAGGCACCTTTTAGATTCAGTACATCCGAATCATAAATGGTTGTACCTTCAATAATAAAATTGCCTTTTACAGTTAAGTTTCTATTAACGGAAGCATCGTGTGTTTCTATAGAAGAATTTGCAAAAATTGATTGTGCATTAACGATACCAGAAGCATACACCTGAGTTGCGGTAATATGGCTATTCGAATTTAAAGATGCTACAAAGGAATTACTTGTGGCATAGAGAACAAATGTATTGACAAAGCTGTTTGCCGATATGGATCTGGTATTTAACGCACCAGCAATAACACCTACGCCAGCAACATTCAATGAACCCAAAGATCCTATTGTTGTGTTGGAAAATAATGCTTGTGCATTGACGATACCGGAGGCATACACCTGAGTTGCGGTAACATGAGTATTGGAGTTCAATGAGCCTACATAAGAAACACCTGATGCATAAGCTTGTGTTGTAGTAATGTGGCTATTAGAATTCAATGATCCCGCATAAGAAACACCTGATGCGTAAGCTTGTGTTGTAGTAATGTGGCTATTAGAATTCAATGATCCCGCATAAGAAACACCTGATGCATAAGCCTGAGTTGTGGTGATATGACTATTTGAGTTCAGTGATGCTACATAAGAATTACTTGTAGTATAAAGAACGGCTGTATTAACGAACGCATTTGCCGAAACTGAAGCAACATTGATTGAACCTGATGCATATACCTGAGTTGCGGTGATATGACTATTTGAGTTCAATGAACCGGCATATGAAACACCTGATGCATAAGCCTGTGTTGTAGTAATATGACTGTTTGAATTTAAAGAGCCAGCAAAAGAAGAACCTGATGCATATGATTGTGTTGTAGTAATGTGATTATTTGAATTCAATGAAGCCAAATATGAATTACTAGAAGAATATAAAATAGGTGTTGCAACAAAATTATTCGCCCAAACGGATGCTGTGTTTAACGCACCAGCAATAACACCTACACCAGCAACATTCAATGAACCTAATGCACCAATTGTTGTGTTAGAAAATAATGTTGTAGCGTTAACAGAACTTGCATATACACTTGTATTAACCGAAACAACACCGACATTTAAAGTTGTGGCAATTCTTCCGTAAGAATCCACATTTAATGTGGCACTGTTTAGATGTGTGTTTGAAGTTATGACACCACCCAAAATAGTTCCAACTACGTTTGCTGAACCTGCATTAAGTTGCCCGTTCGCAGTAATTGTTTGACCAACAACCGTCGTAACTGCGGATAATGTTCCCACATTAGCAGTGTTGGCTTGAATTGTGTTTACAACATTAGCCGAACCAGCATTTAATTCGTTATTGGCTGTGATTGTTTGACCAATAACTCTGGTGACTGCTGATAGTGTTCCAACATTTGCTGTATTTGCTTGTGCAAAACCTCTAATGTTTGCATTGTTTCCAACAATTAATGAAAAACCACCACCATCCACACCTGCGCCAGTAACATTTAAATTTGCAATATTTGCTGTACCATCAACACGGAGACCTAAAGCTCCCGAAGGATTTGTTGTTGTATTCGCTGCTCTGATTGTGCCAGAAACGGTCAAATTATTCTGTATCGATGCTGAAGAACCTGATCCGGTTACTTGAAATGCTCCCTGAACAATTGCATCGTTCGTAACTTGTAAACCTGTGCCGGCTGAATTTATAATAAATGTTCCAGAACCTTTGGTGTAATTGTTAGCACCAAGATCATTGACTTCAGCTAGTACTTGATTTGTTGTTACTAGCCAATTACCAAACGTATTTGCTAGACTTAGTGGTGTAACTTGATTAGCCATTTTCGCCTTTACCTATTAATTGCTTTAACAGTTGTTTTATTTCTGTAATGTCTTCTTTGACCGTTGACACTTCTGTTCTAAGTTTATTTATTTCTTCCTTTTGGTTGGAAAGAATTCTAACTTTCGAATAATATTCATCTCTGGCACTGCTATCGGTATTAATCAGTGCCATAGATTTTGTGTCACGTACATATTTTGTATCTTTTACTTCAACCAACATTTTATGCTCCTGAAGGTAAAGCTAGAACTCTCAAATCGTGAATGACTGGTGTTCTTGTTGAGTCAGAAGTTGCCAATACAATCTTGATAGCAAATTGACTGAATTGATTATATGTTATACCACTTGTGCTTGTATAACTAATTCTATTATCTGGAATTCCATTTGTTCCAGGTGCAGCAACAAATTCTCTTAGGTCATCACGACTCAATGAATTTGTATTTGAACCTGCACTAATGTCAGTCATCAGTTGCCAATTTTGATCTTCAAATTTTTGAGTATCATTTCTATTCAGAATCTTATAGTACACATAAATCTGAGAACCGACTGGTTTGTAAGCAGTGTAGTATACTCTCAAGTCACCAGAGTCATTTTCTGGTGTCAATACAACTTTCTTGGTAATATACTTTGCTGCACCATTACCACCTTTCGCTGAGGTTTCACCTGCAACAACCGCAGTTGCACTTACACTACCGTTTGATGCAATAGTTATTGTTGGTGTAGTAATGTAACCTGAACCAGGAGTTGTTATATTGATCTTATCTACAATATAATTACCACCACCGATGCTAATCACATTGGCTGTTGCATAAGCTTGTTCACCACCAATTGCTGTTGGTGCTGAAATTGTTACTGCTGGTGTCGAAGTGTAAACGGCCGTAATGTTGGTTACATTACCACTTGTAACAGTGATATCACTGTTTGCAAGGCTCATGTTATTGATTAAGTATTTAACTGAATACAGTGAAACACCATCATCCGAAATAACAGGAGAAACATATTGATCGGTTGTAGACAGTTGTGCAGTTAATGTAAACGAACTCGCAGAATTTGCATCAATAACTCGTTGACCTTTACCATCATCCAAATAAATGTGGTCTATCATAGATGTACCAAATTTACCAGGTTCAACTGTTTTTGTACTATCAACGGTGTAAGAACCGTTGTTATACAGAGTTGGTGTATAAGTATAAGACAGCGATGTACCTGTTGGTTCGAAATCGGTAGTGGTTACATTAAATGCATCCACCGCAACATCTTGCCCATAAAATATACCATTTTGATTAATTACGGTATTAGCATCGCTTGAATATTGTAGATCCATTCCAACCATTTTTCTGGTAGGAACTTTCTTAGGTACAACGAACTGTACTGTCGGTGATGCTGCTGTATTAAAAATACAGTTGTCGATAACAAACATCATCTGTTTAGATTGATTTGCTGTCCAAGTAATACCATTCTGTGATTCAAACAATGCACCAACATAAGGCGTTCCACCAATTTTCGTAATAGTTGTAGGTGGTGAGTCGGATGGTAGATTTTTAACAGAAGATGGCACTGCAATTTCATTTTGCCCTGCTGTCCAAATTACATAATCTGGTGATGTTGTCTGTAAAATGAATGCATACAAATTACCCGAACGAATATAAACTGGATAATCAAATTCAAATTCCGTATAGGCGCTTGCATCCAAATATTGTGGATTATCTGAAACATTAATTTCTTGTGAAGTTTTAACAACTAATGTTCCATCAATAACTTGACCACTTGGATATCCATTTAGTGTATCGACAACAAACAGTCGAACTGGTGGTGCAGCATTTCCTGTTGCCTTAGATTTAAAGAACACTTTAATGGACTTAATAAATGCACCATTAGGGTATGTGTTTTGATCTATGATAAATGTTTGTGCTACTGGATCAACAGTGTAATTATATTGATAGATTAAAACATTATTTTGTTGCTCAATTGAAGTAAATACTGTGCTCTTTGCCGCAGCTTGAATTGTTCCACCAAAATTAAGTGATTGACTCTTTGTGGCAATAGAAGATGCGGTGAATATACCTTGTGCAAATGTTGTAGCTGTATCTTGGTTATTCTCAACGGTACGATTGTCAACTCTAAGGATTCTATCACCCGTTTTAAATGTGCCTGCTGGAACTTGGAATATTCCATTAAAGTTACCATACTCATCTGTTGATAAAGTCGGTACAACCTGTGATGATGTACCTTGAGACATTAAGAATGTTGTACCTTTTATACTATATGTTGATGTAACATCAATTTTCTTTTGACCAGACTGTTGTGCATTTTCACCTCTGGAAATATTTACCGGAGTTGAAAGTGTTGCCACTTTTGTTGTACCATTATAAGCTGTTATGGTCGAAGTAAATGTCTGCGTATAGGTTTCCCAAATAGTTTGTGTTGAGGGTACTACGTCAATCCAACACGTTTCATTATCACATAGCATCTGTGTTGTTGGATTTCCAGATATCGTTTTTGCAACTTGATTTGTGGTTGTGAAAGTTATTGTTGACCCATTGTAGAAATTATTCACTGATGATGCTGTTGGTGAAAGAGTAACAGATGTTGCACCAGTTTGATATGAAGCTCCGCCAGGTAAATTTCCTGAAGTTCCGCCTGAAGTACCAATGACTTTTCCGCTTAAACTAATCTGTGAAGATGCAGCGGACGAGTATATACCAAACGCAGTGTTACTAACATAGACACCATTTTCATTAAAACGTGCGTTACCCAAATAGTTTGTTGTGGAATATGCGGTCGTCGCTGCATCTGAAGAAACATAAAGTCTTACAGAATTTCCTGACAACTTAGTTACGGATAATACTCTCGCTGTTGGTATAAATGTACCACCTGACAAATATCCAATAACATCACCTTCTTCAAATGTGCCTGAAACATTTGAAAGTACAATAACGTTTGGTTGTATCATGTATTGATTAACATTCACATTGTCAAAATAAACACTGACAGGTGTGTTAATTTTCATACCTTTAGCACGAATAATTAAATTCTGCGCTCTAATGTATGGCTGTACAGAAATGTCTGTAATAAAATTACCTGTTACTGATGTAACTTTATCATAATTTCCCGAAATAACTGATCTTTGTTGATCTTGATATGTGCTTACTGTAACAGTTCTACCAGATTGTGTGGTCGTTGTTACTTGCGTACCAGAAATACCTTGCCAATCTGATGCAGAAAGTGTGTTGAGTGTGTTACCTTCTCTAAACAATGTCAAAGTTGGATCAACAACAACAATATCGGGTTCACGCCCAGTTTGAACCCACATGTCCATAGGTGGATTAATATTTAAAACCCCCTCATCAACAGAAACAGCAAATGGATTCAAACTAACTGTGTTACTTGCCAATTTTTGGCTTGCCATATTTGCAGTTGTATATGGCAATGTTATAACACTTGTTGCACCACCAGTTTTTGTATGATATCTGTAAGATAGATTGTTTTGTGCGGTTGTTGATAGATTCCCTAAAGCATTCAATCCATCTTTTGGTACTAATGGTGTATTCAATTGCCAATCTGCGGCAGTCATGAAAGTTAATCTTCTATTGATCTTTGCATTGTAATCTTCATTTGCAGGATCAGCAGTACCAAAACTGGTGAAATTATCAACAAGAATACCGTTTTTGAATCTATTTAAACCATTTGCATCAGGAATTTGTAAGTCTGCTGCTTGTTTTTCCAATAGACTTAATGAAGTGTAGTATTCAATATTGTTAACGCGAGTTTGCAAATCGGAAATATCTTGCATTCTCCAACGCTTATGTTGAATCTTATTCGTTGACAGATTTGGTAAAACTCTTGTTGTTTCGCCAGGTAAAAATGCTGTGTATGGATCTAATGAAAGTTCAGCCAACAACAAGCTTCCATCTGGTTGCAATGGGAAAGTTGGATAATTTGATGGCTTACCTGTAATCAATTTAAAGCTGTTATCTTTCGTTAAAACAAGTATATCATTTCTTCCAAGATAATGTTGATAATCGGAAATAAATGTACTTGAATCAACCGGTAATAAAGCTCCACCTGAGCCTGTTATGGATGTTGAATATCTGAAACTCAATGTAGCTTGTGCATTTATTGCACTAAGTCTGAAGTCAATACAGTCTCTTAGATTATATGTTATACCAGAAACTTTGCCTGTATAAGTTCCAATTTGTGAATAATTTTCTGGGCTTGATGATACACCACCATCTCCTGCACCGAGATAAGAGTTGATACTGAAATAACCATCACCACCACCATGTTGATAGTAGTCAAATAAAATCAACATTTGACCTTTGATTTGCGGCGCACCTTTTCTCAATGTTACTGTCGCGTGGCCATAATATGCATCAGTCTGACCATTATCAAATATAAAGTTGTTTGTAACATCATATGCCGAGTTTGTCAACATAGCATCAATTGGTGCCTGTGTTGGCGTAAGAGTGTCAATAATTTTAACAATTCTCTTAACATCACACACATACAATGATTGCTTATTTCCTGGTGTAACGACATTGCTTGCTGGGACATAAACTTGTGCGTTCGTCAAATCAACTTTAACACCACCAACATCAGTGCCTGCTAAATTAACATTTGTTGTATTTGCATTTACAAGGTTCTTAATTTTCAATGCAACACCTGTTGTGCCCGCGTCTGTTATGGCAGTTCTAGCCAAGATTGTTGCAGTAAATGTTGAACCGCCGGGTACAGTAAGTGTTGCAATCTTTTTTGTTGCATCTAGAGATATTGTATTTGTTGAGGTGAAATTTATAATCTCACCTGTACTTTTAACTACTAGCCAATTATTTCTCGCTTCAGTTGAAGATTGTGTTCCTGAGTTGCCAACAAATGTAATGTCGCCTGTTAGAGTAAACAGACCTACACCGGAAGCAAAATTAACCGAACGAGACATTTTCCATGATTGATATGTTTCATCATTTAAATTGTAAACATAAGGGAAACCAACCGGGAAAATTAATTCAGGTGAAGTTGGATTTGTAATCACTGTTGGTAAATTGCTTACCCCAGATACTATACCGTCAGTTTTACTTAGATTGTCAACACCAGCAGAAGATACAACATTCGCCGCATCTGAAGACGGTGTTACCATCATGTTGTAATTACCTACATCAAATCTTAATGTAAATTGAGAATTTATTGTTGGTGTGACTGTGAATGCTCTGTCAACTGTAGCAGTTTTTGTTGTACCATTGTAAGATACAATTTTTCTAACATCTCCAGCAGAAGTACCGGAATCAATAGAAAGTGTTACACCATAGTATGCATTAGCAACAGAACTGAATTTGCCATTTGTGTCAAAGAATTGAATTGTTGTTGTCGTTGCTGCTGCTGCATTTGAACTCAATGAAAAGTTTTGCAAATCTGTCAGATATGCTTTGTAAACATACGTTTGTGTGTTCGCAGAATCTGAAGCAGTTTCATATTCAAGCCCACGAAGTAAAGCTGAACCTGCTTTTGTGGAACTGTATGTGGTGGTATTCGTTGTTACAATTGATGTGTTGACATTAATTGTGTGGAAATCTACTTGAACTACTTTTGTAACATCAAAAACACCGTTTGCATTATTAACATATATGTAGTTACCGTAATCTAGTGTAAGATTATTATTGTTAATTAACTCTGTCGTTCTTGCGCGAGGTGCTTCAACTACAGTTTCTAGATTAGATTCAACTCTATAACCTTTCACATAAGCAATACCTGTACCGATTTGAACTTGGTATGTTTGGGAGTTTGCTGTGTTTGCTCTAGGTACCAATTTGAAATCGTTAACTACGAAATCACCGTTTGTGTCGAAAGTTCTTTTGGCGAAATAATCATCAATGGTTGCATATACTGTACCATTAACCAAACGCTGTACAACACCATTTGTAATTCTTACAAGTTCAATGAAACCGGAATCATTACCGAGTTCAATGGGTTTTGTATCCAGATACAATTTAATTGTATAACGATCAGCACCTGGAGCTTGGTAATTAGTTGCACCTACGGCTGGATCTAACAACGATGGATCTGTTACGTAATCAGAAACGAATTCGGAAATTGACAGACCAATTCTTCTTGTTGGTGTATTTCCATATTTTTGTACAATAATAGTTTGTGGTAAAACAGATACGAAATTACCTATAGAAAATCTTGAATAAGAACCATCTGGATTTTGTACATTCGAAAAGGAATAACCATTTACAATGTAAAAGACACCTTCAGAAATAGATGCTGTTGTGGCGAATCCTGTAAAATTCGTTGGAGCAATTTGAGCTGTAGTGCTACTTGTGGTAGAAATGATAATATCACCTGCACTGAATTGTTTACCCGAAAGATAAGTAACGATTAATGTTGGAGGATCACCAGAAACTGCTTCTTCTGTTGCCACAACTTTAGCAAAAACAACTCCAGTTGAATCAGTAATTACTTGATTTAAAAAGTCAGAAGCAACAATGTCATTATCATTATATGTTTCATTGAGCTTTAAGTATACTGCTCTACTATTGACCGTAACTTGACCGCCTGTAACGGGAGTATTCTGCTTAAATATATGATTAGCAAATTTACTGATTTGATCTTGTAAAATTGTTTGCGATTGTGTCAGTTCCCTTGCTTGAACTGCACGACCAGGTCTAAACAAAATTCTATGGAAATTTTTACCTGGATCAAAATCGTCGTAGTATGGATCTACATTAAAATTAAGCATTTTTTTCCTTTAGTATCCTAAAACTAATCTAAATTGTTCTGAGCCGTCCGGATCTCTTGCAACTGGTTCTCTATTTTCAATATAAGTTATATAACCAGAAAATGGCACTAATTCTGGCGTTTCAGTTTTTGTTATAACTCTAGCTGTACTTGATGTTTGACCGTAAATAATTTGACTGCTATTTGCGGTACCATTGGTATTTATTACACGAAGTCTATTGGTTATATCATCAAAACTCAAAACTGTTGCAGTGAATGTCGCCGATTCAAAAGTACCGTCGCCAGACTGATAAACGATTTCATCCGTAATATAATTACCAAAACCAGGTGAGACAATATAATCTGTGCTTAATTTATAGATTTCATTATCAGCTAATCCATAAGATGTGGCACTTTTTATTTCTAATGGGTTAACAAGAACACCTATTTGTCTAAAATCAATATTTGTTGGTAAATTACCATTTTCATCTTTTGAAAAATTAACAGTAAGCATAACATGTCTGGCACCGAGTTCAGTAGGAACACTATATCCGTGCCCACCTATTGGTGAAACTGGTGCAATTGCTGTGGCTCCTGAGCCATTGGCGGAAGAAATTACCACATTTGCATAAACATAATTTGAACCTTTATTGGCAACGACAATATCTGTAATTTGTCCTGCAACAACCGTTGCATTTGCTGTAGCTTGCGAAGTGTTAGGTCCTGTAACGGTAACAAAAATTTGAGAATTGGAAGGATCGTATCCCGTTCCACCATACGTGACATTAATAACGTCGATAGAACCTGAACCAGCAGTATTGTAAATTGGATTTGGTGCAATGTTCGCCACAGGAACTGGCATCCATGCATCGTCCATAAATTTAAGTTTGGAACCCGCTGTAATTGTATACATATATTTCCATTTGTAATCATCATTACCTTGGAAAATTAAGTTATCATTAAATGTGCCAGGCTCAAAATAAGGTTCAACTGTTGAAGGTGCACCATTTGCGTTCCACAAACATTTAAAAACTTGATCGAATCGATTCTTAACATAGAATCTTCTTAATATTGTTCCGTTAATATCAAGCTCAAACATGTTAACATCATCTTGATAATACGAATAAACTTCACCAGAAAGCCAATCTATTCTTTCAATTACTGGGCTAATATCATTGCTCGTAATCTTTTTTGCCACGAACATATTCTTGAATACTTGATTAATGGATTTTGTGTCCTGAAGTGGTGCCGGTGGTAACTCTTCATTAGTCCAAGGTATCACTCTAGATAGAAAGCAATAATATGTTGCAAGGGGTTCTTGCGTTGTTGCAATCGTAGAAGTTGGTGCAAAATAAATGTATTTTGTTTGGTTGTAACCATTATTATATGTTAAAATGCCTGTATTAGCTGCCATTTTTTATATCCAATTAAGCGTAAGTTACTGCAACAAATGTATTCGACAAATCACCATCAATACTGAAGTATTGTAATTTTGCTGATCGACCTGAAGCTACAGATAAAGATGCTGAACCCGTTGTAGAATTGTTTGCAAGAACACCCATGTTAATAGTTTGCCCATTACCTGCGGTGTTTGTAAGCCATGCTTCAACAACTTTACCATATGTATAATTCGTAAAGGACATGGTCAATGTTGAATTAAATTCTGCTCTAACCATGGAATCTGTGGCAAAATCAATTGTAATTGCAGTCTGAGCCCCAGTCAAAATTCTTGGTGTATAAATGAAACCTTTTTGTGGTGAAACAACCCCAGTAAATGACACTGCATCACCATTCATTGTACCAATTTGTGCCGCAGTGTTTGATCCGGATGGTGTTGTCCAGAATTGTATTTGTGTTCCTTTTGAGGTATCTGTATGTGTTTGTGTGGCAACAAATTCAATTCTGGCATCCGAGAATTGACTAAACTTCGTTGCTCCGTAGCCATTTCCACCAACTCTTAAGATAATGTCACCATTTTGTACGGCTGTTGGTGCTGAGGCTGTACCTCTTGCACGGCGGCCAATAAATGCGGTGTAATTGTCTGTGTTTGCACCGTATGATTCTGAAACAACACGGTTACCATTGCCTTCAATGGCGGAATGGAAAGTATAACCAGGATTGGAAGGCGCACTAATTGTTTCACCGACCGTATTTGTTACAACAATAAATTGTGTATTACCTGGTAGTGCCGTGTTGTGTACATGTAGTGTTTTCAGAATATTCGTGTCACCGGTAATAGTCAAATCGCCTGTGAATGTTCCTGTTTCATTAGCTAATGCGTTATTAGCTTTATCGAAAGCCGCTTGAGTGAACGTAGTTACAGTAGCAACGTTCGAAGATATTCTACTATTGATTACGGAGTTTGCGGATGCAGCATTTGCTGTTACTCTTGCATCAACATCTGAATAGAGAACGGCGGTGTTTTGTTGTGTACCATCAGCAAAAATTAGTGGTTTTTTCAGAAGTTTAAAACCAGTATTGTAAATAAATTTTGCAACTTGGCCAGAAGTGTCGAAAGCTCCTTGTGTAAAGGTGATATCTTTACCAACTGTGGTCGTACCAATGACCAAATTACCTCCAGGTGAAGCAGGAGCAGTATTACTTCCTTGTACAACTAGATACCCATCCAATTTATTTGCAAAAGTATAACCTGCATAATTGTAATTTGATCCATTTAAACCTAAATCAACGTAATAATTTGTATCATCTCCAATATCGGCAGTTATAACATAGTCCGCTGAACCATCACTTTCAAGGTTTTGTAAGTTAATTTGAATATAACTTGTAGAGTTACCTGTAAATTGACCAACAACATTAGGTAAAATTGTATAGTTTTCACCGACGGTAAGATTATTATTTGAATATAAACCGGCTGCTAATGTTGTAAGGGTCATTTGACCTGTAATATTGGTCGGTATATCAACACCAACCAATACGGTATTTGCTGTGTTGGCATTAATTGTACTAATTTTCGGTAAATCGGTAATCTTTACTGTTGACATTTTTTATCCTAAAATGAGGGTTCTACCATCTTGGGTTATTATATTTTTGCCATCTTGTGTGAGTAATTCTGGATAAAATACTGTTCCAAGTGTGTTGTATATGACAACATCTGTTGAAACAATATCTCTTGCAATAGAAACTTTTGCATCTGTTGCGGTGAAACCCAGTGTAGAGTTTGCAAAAATAACATTATTTGGGTAACTAACATATGTAATTGTTCCATGGAAAACATTTGTACCTGAAACGACACGAATTCTATCTCCAATGAAGGCTATATCACGAAGTTTGTTTTCTGTATTACTGTATTCACCATTGTTAATCAAATCATATTGCCCAGTGAATGATGTTATATTTATTCTATCATTTGAAGTTGTAACATTAGCCAGTGCAACATTTGCGAAAGAAGTAAATACATTGCTGCGTATAACAGCATTGTCTGTGGTGTAATCTACAGAAATAATATCCGAATAAACATTAGGTCCTTGATACTGTGATATGGATATAATTGATCCGACGTTGATAATTTGTGCAATGTTTGCACCAACTAAAGAACCGAAATGTATAATATTGTTGCTTGGTCTTTCGAATGTTGTAAACATTGCAGCATTCGATCCCGCATCACCTGTATAATGACCCAAAGTGTATGAATTTGATTGAAAACTTTCTCTGTGTATATTGATCTGTTTTTGCGACTTCAGTGCGTTGAAAGGAACGACTTTTGTTCCTGATGGATGTAATAATTTATATAATATATCTTTATAGGCGGCAAAAGAAGCTTGAACTGTCAAGTCATAGGTGTAATTATTATAATTTTCATCTTCAAGCACTTGATTTGAACTTAAGAAACCATCATCATTGATGTATCTACCTTCACCTACAATCAAACCATTCAAGAATTTTGCTGTAGCTTGAGCGGCACCATTACCATATGTTCTGATACCACTTTGGTAAATCACTTCACCTGTGGAAACATTAGCGATATTGTAAGTTACATCTAAATCAAGATAGATGTTTGCTGAAGGCGTTCTATCGATTGTTAATTGTAAGTTTGTTTTCGTATTCGAAGTATAATTATATGTTCTAAGAACATATTTTGATGTTTCTGTTGTTGGTCCTGGTTCCAATAAGAAAATGGAATCGACATTAGCTTTAAATACTGAAGTTGCTAAATCTGTTCCCTGATAAACTACGTCACCTTTTTTAGGTAATGTTGAAAGTGATACGTTCGATACAACCAAATCTCTAACACGCAGAGAAACAGAAGGTGCAGAAATGTAATCTTCACCAAAATTTTCAATAATAAATGAGGTGATAGCACCAATACCTCTTTCATCTGAAACAGGTAAGAATGTTGCACCGTCACCTAAAACGGTGTTAACTGTTAATACGGCTCCAGCTCCACCAGAAGATGCGACTGATAATGTTGGTAAACTTTGTTGTTTATAACCCAAACCACCTAATGGATATTTTATGATTGAATCTGTATTGGCATAGGTATATGTGGCACTAATAATTGAACCTGTGGCATTTACTGATACAACTGCATTGGCGCCGACACCGCCGGCCGAGTTTTCAAAATTAATTATATCGCCGTTTGCATAACCAATTCCAGGCGTATTGATTGTTATTGGACCTAATATACCCAATTCACTTAAGCTATTTTTTTGGAATGGTGAAGTGCCACCATATAAACTTTTTGCTGATACTGTAGGTAAAGAGACATAACCTCCGCCACCATTATTTAAAACAACAGAACCGATTGGATAAGTTGAAAATGCATCAAAATAAAATGCATTAGCCAATGAAGATTTTAAGTCTGCGGTCGTATTTGCTGGGAAAAAAGCGTAATCAGTAAATTCACCTTTTGCGGTCAAACCTACGTTTTGTAATCCGGACCATGTTCCAGTTGGTGTACCATTTGTATTTGTTATAAAGAAATAGTTTGCATTTGCAACTGTTACAGTGTAAGAACCATCTAATTTAAGTTCATTATTTGAGCCAACAATCGTGATTGTGTCACCTGTTGCCACACCAGATGTACTCACAACATTTCCAGTTATGATTGTGGAATTAGCAAAATAATCTCTAATGTTCAACTGTATCATATTGGATACAGTATTACCTATTCTTGTTAATTGTGATAATGTTATTGAGTCTTTTGGAATAAACGCAACATTTATTTGACCAGCCACATCGACTGTTGTAACATTAGCTATTGCGCCAGAACCACCGCCGCCGACGAATTGTATGACAGTATTAGGATCTTCTCGGTAACCATAAGAACCATTAATTACTGAAATATCACGTAAAGAACCCGACGTTGTTTCATAAACATAGGCGGTTGCACCTATGTCGTTTACGTCATTTAAACCACCGTAGAAAACAACGGGGTCACCTGGATATAAGGAGTCTCTACCTTTATAAAGTTGACCTCTTTTAGCCGGATTTATTTGTACGCTTGAAATTGTTCCTAGGATTTTAGCCTGCAACTTTGTTGCGCCTGATGTTTCTTTTGGTACAATTACACCATCTTTAAAATAGAGAGTTTGATTGTTGTTGTCAACCACGACAACATCTTCACCTGAAACAAACAATCTTTCAATGTTTGAAATGTAAACTTCAATTCTATTACCAACTCTTACACTTCTATCGACAGTTGCAAAAGATTTGGAGGTTAAACCAAAAATTCTAAGATTATTAATCGATAGAAATTGTTCGTCATTTGTGCCGAGTCTAAGGCTTTTTGAAACATACCATTTACCGTCAGAAGCTCTTAGAACAACATCTCTTGTTAAAAATATTTGTGCATCAGAATTAAATAATGCTCTGAAAAGGAATTGGTATGAAGCAGGAGTGCCTTTAGACTCATATAATTTTCTTGCAATCTTCACCAATTTCGATTTGTCTGCTAGTGCATCCTTAGGGAAATTTGGTAAAAAATCATTTATGTAATAGTCAATAAATTTATTGAATTGTTGACCAGGTTCAACAAAATCTATGTTTTGGTAGTTTAATAAATTTTGTGTACCGTATATAACACCTTCTTTACCTGAACCAATGTTCTGTTGTTCCATCCACTCATAATATGCTTGTATGAAAGCAACAAATGTCTGATTTTCATCAGACCTAACGAATTCCGGTAACTGAAAAGGTACCTTTAATGAGGTTTTATTTGCAAAATTTGTTGTCATTATTGTGATGCACTAACTGTTACTGTGATTGCGTCGGGATCAAATTCATCTAAAGCAATAATTCTATTATATGTGGATGAAATAATTGAAGAATCTGGTACAGCGGATATTGTAAATTGACCTAATGGATTATTGATGCTTAATGGTGTAAAATCGGTCAATGTCACAAGCCCACTTGAATAATCTATTGTTCCTGCATTACTATTTAATATAAATTTAATATTATTTAAATAGTAATAAGTTCTCAGTGTACCAATTGATCCTTGTAGAACCGGGCTGGCATACGCAAGTGTTCCTGTTGTATCGCCAGGAGCATTTGTTATTACAACCGTAGCTTGGGTATAATCGAAACCTGGATTTGTCACCACAATGCTAACGACTCTGCCGGCGGCCAACACTGCATAAGCTTCAGCGCCACGGCCATCACCTACTATTGATACTATGGGTGGTCTTGTATATGCTATACCTTGATTTGTTATGTCGATTCGTTCAATACCTCCAACCGTTGTTGGAACTTCTTCGAAATAAACACCGTTTCTTACCAAACCGGGTGCATTAACGTCAGTGACACTAAAATCGGGGAAACTATTTACACCCGCATTGAAATAATTTCTTTTTAATGGAACACCGAAATTTAAGAAATATGTTGATCGACTATTCAAAGTTGGATAAAATTTCTTCTGTAGTCTTATATCTGTCTCATTTGTTATAATAGAAAGGTCAGCGTTTTGTACGGTCGTTATTAATGTTGGTGTTTTAAATGTTGAATTAAATGTATTTAATGTTTGTTTACCAAAATTACTGATTGAATTAATTACAGTTTGTTTTAATTGACCGCCAGATAAGGTTGTTTTATTTGGATCATAAAGTACTTTTGTATTAATTTTTACGTATGTATAATCTGGATCTACAATAGTTGGTGTGACCGTCAAAACGCTGATTGGTTTAATTACTTCATCGATTAATCTTTCTTTTTGTGTGGGTGTTAAAGTGAAACCACCTGAAGGTTTTACTGCACAGAAAATCTGCCCGTAAACTGGTGGATCATTTTCTTCACCGCCCCAAACCGACACAGAATCAATTGGCAAATTAGTCGAATTGTTCTGTATTAGGTAAATATAATCTTCTTTTGTTACCGCTCTACCTTGTGCAGCATAGGCTTTTGGTGCAGTAAATTTAATTGAATTGATTGATTCTCTATCTGCACCACCAAAAGCGGCGCTGACTCCCTCTGTTACAGTGTTAGAGAAACCAGAAACTGGTGATGTGATTGTGAAACTGTTTGCACCAAAAGATGATGTTCCATTAGTTGACAAATATGTTATATTAACAATATTTCCATTTACAAGAGATTGACCTAAAATATTGTCGCCGAAGTAGATTTCATATCTGCCATTCATACCTTCTTGCAAGAAATAAACCTTGCTTGTTGGTGTTAAATTGATATAATCTGTTGCTTGTGTGTAAGATTCTGAGTTAAGATTTGAAGAAGATTCTTGCACTGAAACAACTATAGTTGCAGTGTCTACGTTAGTATCAGGTATTTCAAAAATTTGTTTTGGATTTGTTGTAGTGTTTACTACGTATGTGTATGAAGATGGTATACCTTGAGAAATTTGTATATTTCCAAAGAAAGCAGTGTTTGCATTTACATTTACTGTTTCATCATCTGTCGTTACAAAGATATAGTTAACACCATCAATTGGTTCTGATACAAATTCAGTAAACTTTGGAAGAGTTAAAGTTGGTGTTGTTACTTGATTAACCGTTAAATTTATAGTCGCTTTTGGTGTTACGGCAGATTTCGGTATATAATTCAACATTTTTGCATGAGATACTACCGAATTTCTAAGCACGGCGGAATCTAAAAACATTTCATTAGCCACCATGTTCAAGTAGTAAGCATTATACTGTGTATTATATGCAAGTAAATCTACTAGAACAGAAAGAGCAGAACCCTCAAAGTTGTAATCTTTAAGTGTATCTTGTTGCGATAAAAAGTTTTTAAGACTAGACTTTATTGAAGTAAAGTCCAGATTTGTAATCTGTAGACCTGAGTTAGCTGCTGCCATGTTTATCTCGTTCTCTCAAGTGTTAAATTAATCGAGGTTGGCTGTGAATTATTACCAATATAAAACTCAAGTCTCACAGCATATGCATTGTTGTCGGGTTGTTCTGTCACAGTTATAGTATTTAACTTCACTCTTGGTTCAAAATTATTGATAGTTGTTTCTATTTCATTTCTCAAAGAAGATGCTGTCAAAGCATCGATAGGCTCAAACAGCAAATCATTCATTTTAGAGCCTAAATTTGGTTGAAATGGGCGTTCAAAATTTCTAGTTAAAAGCAAATATCTAACCGATCTTATCACAGCCATTTCATCATAACTCAAAGCAATATCATTTCTACCAGGTGTTCTGGTAAAAGCAAAGTCTATATCTGAATATCTTTTAGTTAATGTTTGTGCTACCATTTTATTATTTATCGTAGGAGTAAAATGACTTTTTCAAAACCAAGGATTCGCTCGGAAAATTTAGGTGGCCGGAGAAGGATTTTCGAAATTTTTAATCTCCAATAAAAACTGTGGAAGAACCAGTTTCGATAACGTTCGTGCCGGCCGAATTCGTATCGAAATGTGATCCTGTGCCTGCATCACCAGTATCAGCAGTATCACCAATTCTTGCAGCACCCTTTGTGCCACTATTCAAGTTGATTGTTTTTCCGTCAATTTTTACATCTCCGGTAACAGATACGTCATAGTTTCCTAAAATTGTCGTTTCTTTGTTACCGTCAATTTTTTCATTAACGTTACCTTTAACATAAAGATTCGTGTCTCCGTCAATCGTTACATTGCACGTACCCTTAATATGTATATTCTTATCATCCAAAACTATTTCGTAGTCTTTTGCTAAAATTTTCGTAACTCTTTGACCATCGGGATAAAACTCAACAAACGAACCTTTTCTATGTGTTAAGTTTATTCTTTCGTGCCCAGGTGTATCATCAAATTCTAATAAATGCCCAGATTCCGATTCAAAAACTCTATTATATGGAGCTTTACTATCATAAGTTGTTGTTGGCTCCGACCAAGTAGATCCATCTGCTGTTGGAACATTCTCGTCCAAAGTGTTTATTCTGTAGCCTATTAACGTTTCATCAATTTTTTCATTTCTATAAACTCTGCTTGTTGTCGGTTCTCCGATGATTGTTGGGTTCAGTTTCGGTTGACCTTCTGTCCATGAAGAGTTTTCAATGTTTGGTTTTCGTGGTGACTGTTCCAGCAAACTTTCAGTTCTTGCGTCCGTGAAACCTTTTGAGTTGTTTACGAATTCTTGTGGTATACCTGGAAACACTCCAACAATACATGGAGCTTGACCTGAAAGCCCATCAAAAAAGAAACCAAAAACATAATCACCTTCTTGTGCGGTACCATTTGTTAAAGATTGATTTACTGGTACCATTGGCTGTGCCCAAGGTAAAAACTCTGTTGGTATTAATTCTTTATTTTCTGTATGCCAACCAAATATTCTAACTTTGCAACGACCTAAATTTAATGGATCTTGTCTGTCTTCAACAACGCCTAACCACCAAACGAAGTTATCTTGCCCGATTCTATTTTTAAATTCAGCACTCATTGTTTATTTCCTCAAAATACCACCAGAAACTGGTTCAGATGGATCGGAATTAGGATTTAGTATTTCGGCTGTGCTTTTTTCGCTAAATGGTAATGGCGCACCCAATGTATCTTTTGCTATTTCCAAAATGGTTTCATATTTCAAATTAACATCAATGATGTGTCTAACAGCCGTCACAATGTATTTACCTGAATGATACTCGTCTTTTTTACCTTCTTGGTATCCAGTATTATCTGAACTTCTCATAGACGGCAAAATAATATTTAAAGTTTGTCCCACTGACAATAATGGGTCACCAGAAACTGCTATTTTAATTCTTGAATAATGACTCAAAGCTAACTGTGCGGTTCTATAAGGAACATATGTTTCAATACCTACATCGTTTGCAACGGAGAATTGTAAGTTTTTGTCGGCGATACCTTTAGCTTTTTTCTGACTCTTATTGGTTGTCAAAACTTTCAAAACAGCGTCTTCATTTTCGAATGCAGCTTTGCCTAAAGCATTTTTGTTTTGGGAAATTACAGCATGACCATTCAATGTCTTAGCGTCTTCCAAATATTGATAATAGTTGAAAACACTGGTGTAATATTTTCTTGTTAATGGATCAATACTTATTGTTTTATTTGAGAATGCACCCAAATTTGTTGCATATAAAGTATCAAAAGTATCTAAAAAGTTATATGATTTAATACCAACTAATGAATTACCAACTTCACCAGAACCTTCTCTTTTACCTGCGGTACGTAAATTATATGTAAAAGTTCTGTACGGAGTTTGAGAATATAACGATTGAAGTGAACGAAAATTTAAACCATCAACGTTTTCGAAAAAAACAAAATCTGCTCCAGAACTTCTTGTTGGTTGTGCATAATTTGCCAGCCAGTTTATTGCTTCATAAGGTTTTTTGTATGGAATTATGAAATCATAAACATTTAATGTGGGTTCGATTATCAATTCCCTCTTAGCTTTCATTTCATTTTCGAGTATATCTGTGATAATCTCATTAATTTTTTTACCACTATAAGCTTTACTGATTTTAATTTGTTCAGACAAAAATAATTCTTCAGAACAAAAATGTAACGCATAAACTTCTTGTGCATTATTATTTAAAATTCTCTCACCAACTCTAAAAATTCTAAACGTTCTATTAAATTCAATATTAGCTTGTGAAGACTTTTTATATGATAGTGTAAGTATTTCTGTACCATTTAAAGCGAGTCTATCTATTAAACTGATTGCATCATGTATTAACACGCTACCGGTTACAGTGCCTTTGAATATATCTTCATAATATGAAAGTTCAACCATCACACCTTTGATGTTTACTGGACCTATTGATGTTAGTATTTCAACTTTTTGTAAAAAATAATCATCCGGATTTACAATAGAAGAAACACCCAATGATTGTAAAACATCATCACTTTGTATTTTTTGTCCTATTACTACAACTTCTTTAAGTTCTTCCATTATTATCTTTCCATCACATATTTAAGTTGTTCTTCCATTCTATAAGAATAACTTTCATTCAAGATTTTGATCGTTCTTCTTTTTTCATTTTGTTCTCTTTCATAATCTATGATATAGGAAATGGATTTTCCTATTTCAATTTTGGCGTTATAGACAGAATTAAATTGATCTTTTATATCATAAGTATTTACGGAAGGCGTAATTGAATTGTAAGTTGCAAGATCAACCGTTATTTTCTTGATATCAATTTGATCTGTATTTAAATTTGTTGTCGTTATAACTTTATAATATGAATATACGGTAGTGTTAACATACTCAAATGGTGTTTTTCCAGCAGCTTGAGCATCACTAGCATACTTGTTATCCAAATAATTTAAGAATTGTTGTTCATCCAAAATAGGCCATTCCCAAATTGGATCTAATATTTGATTTGAATATAAAATAATCCAATATTTGTATGGATCGCCATAATATTTGAAAGCAATTATTTCTGGTGTATCACCATCTTGTATAGCGTATTCATAAAATAACATTGGGTTGTTTTGCAATTCTTCTACCAGTTTTGCTCTGGTAAGAATATTTGTCAAGAGAATTGGATAACCCAATTCATCAGTTGTTAAAAGTTTTGGTAATGTATCGAAGTATAACATTAGTAACCATCCACAATTCTTGTTTTATCGATAATTTCAATTTCTTTAAATTGTAAAGTCAGTTTTGTTTGTACTGGATTGCCATCACCAAATGTTGCCCAACCTATTGGTGCATAATCAACATTTATATTTTCCAAAACACATTCTGCTATTTTGTGTACATTTCTATTTTCTTGCCCATCGTACAGGAATCTTATTTTGAAACGATCAGGTACTTTATAAAAAAGGCCTTTACCAAAAATAGAAGTCTCTTGTACTTGTGGAGCTGCGGCCAGTTTGAAAGCAAAAACTATGTTCTTTATAGTTTGAGCTTCTTCCGCAGAATAGGGTGTTAATGTGAAATCAAATTGAAATGTTCTAAACCCAACACCACTAAAGATAACCTGTAGTTGTGGATTTAAAGCCTGGCCAACACCTGCTGTCAATAATCGTGCAGCATCCGGACCACCAGCGGCTTCTCCAATCAGTTGTCTTACGTATGGATCATCACCAATCGCATTGACCATTTTATTGATATCAAAACCACCAGAAGAGTTTCTATACTTGTCAAACATTGAAACGCCAGCTTGAGCAAGGAAGTATGGTTTGCCTAAAACACCAGCTAAACTTAAATCATCATAAGCTGCACTGTAGGAAACATTCACAGTATCTGGAACATACAGTCTAATCGTATTGCCATCTTTTCTAACAACATCAGAGGCACTTAAAGCTTGGAAGGCGTTGGTTAATGTGGGGAAAGTGGCATCTGCTACTGCATTCGCCGCTGCTCTCCCCTCAAAATTGGATACTTTTTCACCAATATCTACTGCGGTATCTATTGTATTCTTAGCAACCTTGGTAAACTGTTGTCCTAAAACAGAAACTTTGTTTCGAAAGCCTGGTGTTTCTATAGCTTTTTGCGCCACATCCAATGAACCATTTAAGGCTTTTGCCGTTTGTGAATAAGTGGGATCCGGTACTCTTGTCACAAACTCTATCACATGTTTTCTTGTTGGGTCACTGCCCAAATTTCTTGGATAAGTATAAGCAAACGTCTTGTATGGATTGTTATATAATTTTGATAATGGACCCGTGATTGCACCAGGAATCGAAATTCCTGCTATCGAAGTTGGTATTGACAATTTAGTGGCCATTTTATTATTTTTATAGAAAGTTAATATACATATTTATATGTCATATTCCGGAAAATTTACTCCAAAAAACCCACAAAAATATCGTGGGGACTACACGAATATAATCTACCGTTCGACCTGGGAATGTAGAGTTATGAACTGGCTAGATAATAATGAAAACATCATCCAATGGAGTTCCGAAGAAATCATCATACCTTACAAATCTCCGGTAGATAACCGCTGGCACAGATATTTTCCTGATTTTTTCGTGAAAGTTAGACAAAAAGATGATACAATCAAGGCAATGATTTTGGAGATAAAACCTGCGAAACAGACAAAACCTCCAGAAAAAAAGAAAAGAGTGACAAAACAATACATCCAAGAAGTTGTAACTTGGGGTATCAATGAAGCGAAATGGAAAGCGGCAACTGAGTTCTGTCTAGACCGAGGTTGGCAATTTAAAGTATTAACAGAACATGATTTGGGAATTAAATGATTAGATTACATGTATTAGGAATACCACACACATCTTCACGAAAAGAATTTACAGTTTGTGCTTTTACTCAAAAAGTCATCAATTTTTGTAAAATGTACAAAGAACAGGGTATGTATGTTATTCATTATGGGCGAGAAGATTCACAGGTAATTTGTGATGAACACGTGCCAGTTTCTTCTATAGAACTTTGGGAAAAGGTCTATGGTCACAATAACTGGAAAGAAAAAGGTTTGATTTTCGACCTCAGTGATGAAATGTACAAAACTTTCACGGAAAATTCAATACGTGAAATCAATAAAAGAAAACAACCACATGATATTGTTCTATCGTTTTTTGGATATGGGCACAAAGCTATCACAGATGCGTTTCCTGATTTAATTATCTGTGAACCCAGCATTGGTTATAGCTCCGCATACGCACCTTTCAAAGTATATGAATCTTACGCTGTCATGCACGGGTTACAGGGACCAGAGAAGATATCGAATGCAGAATACAAGTTTTATGATGTTGCAATCCCATCTGGCTTTGATCTTTCTGAGTTTCAGTACACAGAAGAAAAGCAAGATTATTTTTTAATGGTAGGTAGACTTGTATGGTCAAAGGGTGTCAATATTGCAGCACAAGTGTGCGAAAAACTTGGTGTAAAATTGGTACTGGCTGGAACAACTTACGGGCCACATGATTGCCACGTTGGTCACGAATGGCCAAAACACGTTGAATATGTTGGTTATGCTGATGTTGAAAAACGTAAGAAACTGATGGCTGGAGCTAAAGGGCTATTCTGCCCAACAATCTACAATGAACCATTCGGTTATGTTGCAATTGAAGCAATGTTATCTGGCACACCAGTCATTTCAACGGACTGGGGTGCATTCACTGAAACTGTGCAACACGGAATTACTGGTTTTCGTTGCCGGACTTTCGAACAGTTCGTTTGGGCAGCAAAAAATATTGATACCATTTCACCCAAAGCATGTAGAGATTGGGCAGAAAAAAATTATAATATGGAAAAAGTCGGTAAAATGTATACCGAATACTTTCAATCTCTGATAAATGTATCAGATGGTTCTGGCTGGTATGCACCAAATAATTCTAGAACAGAGCTTGAATGGCTAACGAAAGAATATCCAGAAAATAAGAAAACGTTCAAACAGATATTAAATCAATACAACCGTATAAAAAACGGTAAAGTAACATTCTTGCAAATAGGTGCAATGGATGGTGTCAAGCATGATGAGCTGTATGATTATGTCAACAATAATGAATGGTCTGGATATCTGGTTGAACCTCTTCCTGATATGTTCAAAAGACTGACCGAGAACTACAAGGACAATCCTAGGCTAACTTTTGAGTGTTCCGCAATAACCGACAAAGACGGACCAATTGAAATGCATAGGATTCCCACGCATAAAATAGGTACCGATGTGCGAGAATGGGCTGAAGGTTGTTCAACTTTAGTGCCAGAAAACCACATACAGGATTTACGTGAACATATGGTTACCGAAACCGTTAGTGGTCTGACAATTAAATCGCTTTATCAAAAATATGGTATCTCGGATAAAGATATTAATTTTATTCAGGTTGATACAGAGGGTTTCGATTACAATATATTTCTGCAACTACATGAAAATGGTTTAACAGCAGACATATACAAAATTGAAATTGCACACATAACATACAATAAATCTGTATGGATGCGTTGGGTTCTCGACAATAAAGGTTACAAAACTTTCATAGATGGATACGATTTAATCGCATACCGATTCTAGCCTAAATATGGCATGACTTCTACACTTACTCAATTGGCAGCACAAAAAACGGCTCTGGACAAAGAATTTTTGTCCAGAGAATCTGTCACATGGTTAAAAAGTAAAATGGAGGGCTTAAAATCTCCTACTAGATTGGCTAGAGAAATAGTCACGGAAAAAGGTAGAAATGGTTCATTTCAACTTGGTGGTTTATACCATTTTTATTATAATCCACTGACAAAAAACAAACTACCTTATTATGATTCTTTTCCTTTGGTGATACCATTGAATAGAAATAATGATGGTTTTCTTGGCTTAAATTTGCATTATTTACCCGTGAATTACAGAGCAAATTTTTTAGACAGATTAATGCCATTAATGGTAATGAATTCAAACAATGAGCCAGAAAGAGTTAGAGTCACTTATGAGATTTTAAAAACTGTACAATCTTTACGTGATTTTAAGCCATGTATCAAGAGATATTTGGATTCACAAATAAGATCAAGAATTATACCGATTCAACCTAATGAATGGGAAGTTGCTCTGTTTCTTCCAACTGCGATTTTTAATGGTGCATCTAGTGAAAAAATTTACAGAGAATCAATTTCAAAAATAAAAGCTGGATAAAAAATGGCAGGTTCAATAAACGATTTCAAATCGAGTTTCACTTCTGACTTGGCTAGACCAAGTAGATTCGATGTACAGGTGCCTATACCTATTGGTCTAATTCCTTATATTGGAACTTCAAGACGTTTAAGTTTTCGTTGCGAGAATACCGAACTACCAGGTAGATCAATCGCAACAACAACTATGAAAGTTTATGGTCCTGAAGAAAAATATCCATATCAATCTATCTACAATGATATTAATTTGACTTTCATTGTTGGTGATGATATGAGAGAAAAAATCTTTTTTGATGCATGGCTAGAATGGATTAATCCATCACTCACACACAATTTTAAATATAAAGGTGACTACGCCGTGCCGCTCAGAATCAATCAGTACAATTTAAAAAATGAGATTTCATATTCTGTTGATCTGATTGATGCATATCCTATTGCTATTAATGCACTAGACTTGGATTGGTCTTCAGACGGTCATCATAAATTGGCTGTGACATTTGCATTTACAACTTGGAAAAATAATTCTGTCGAAGCTCTTGGTATGCAATTGCTTGAGGCCGGTATCGGAGAAGTTATTGATAGAATGGGTGGCTTGGGTGGAAATGCAGCTACAGCCGGAATTGGAATAGGATTACAAACAGTTGCAAATGGTTTCAGAGGTCTGACTGCCTCGAAACTAGGAAAAGATATAGTATCTTCGGGTACAGGAGAACCATCGTAATAATTTATGGAGTTTAATTATGGCTTTACCAAAAATAGATACACCAATCTATGATTTGACACTACCACTGTCTAAGAAAAAAATTAGATTTAGACCTTTCCTTGTCAAAGAACAAAAAAACTTGTTAATGGCAATGGAATCTAATGATCGAGAATCAATAGAAAATAATATTAAACAGGTGTTACAAAATTGCACATTGACAACAAAAGTTGACATTGAAAAATTACCCGTTACTGATGTTGAATATTATTTTTTACAACTTCGTGCAAGGTCTGTGGGTGAGGTTGTCGAAAATAAATATCGCTGCGATAACATCGTAGAGGGTAAATCGTGTGGAAATATCATGGAAACATCATTGAATTTGCTTGATATCAAAGTCGATGGTGTGAAAGAAAAAAATGATGTGATTGAAATAACTGATAAAATTTCAATTAAATTAAAATATCCAGAGTTTTCAATTCTCAGTAAACTGTCGAAGCTTACCGATGTTGCTGATATAACTTTTGAAATGATTGCCGATTCTATAGAATACATCTATGACGGTGAACAGTTTTACTATTCACATGAAACGCCACATGAAGAATTGATTGAATTTGTTGAATCATTAAATCAAAAACAGTTTTCTAAAGTTGAAGATTTTTTTGCCAACTTACCAAAATTGCAAAAGAAAATTGAAATGAAATGTTCTCGTTGTGGTTTTGAACACAAACTAGATGTTGAGGGTCTAGAAAGTTTTTTCGGTTAATTTTTGGTCATGAAAATCTGAAAAATTATTATAAAACAAATTTTTCATTGATGCAGCATCACAAGTATAGTTTGACAGAACTTGAAAATATGATGCCTTGGGAACGTGATATCTATGTTTCGTTATTAATACAGTATATTGAGGAAGAAAACAGAAAACTAAAACAGTTACAAAACGAGAGAAAAATTAGATGAGTGACAAAAAGAAACAGCTTACCGATTCAGAAAAACTGATTAACGGTGGCATAGACTTATCTAAAAAAGAATTGGATGAATTGAAATCCCGTAGTGCTGAAGAATCTGCGTTGATACTACAACAACGACAGATGAAATTAGCCACAATGCCTGGCTATAAAGAATTTGTACAGATACAAGAAAAAACTGAAATTCTGAAAAACATGTTTCAGAATAAAATTGAAAAAGAAACTCTCAAAGAAGCAACAGTTTTCAAAAAAAGTAACGAATACAAAGATAAATTCACCGCATCAAATGTCGGGAATCTGGTTTCTGGTGATAAAAAAGAAACCGCAAAACGAACAAGTCTCATCAAAAAAATATTCGAAGCACCAATATCTAAAGCTTTAAGCAGATCATCCTTTATGGGTGGTAAAAATGTTTCTGAAACAATGGAACAATTTTTATCCCTCATGAAAAGAATTGATGACAGTAAGATAACTTATCAAAACGATAAAGAAGCATTTGAGAGACAGCAAGAGGAACTTAAAGAGTCTCGACACAAAGAAATAATGAATGTTTTTCTTGAAGCTACGAAGAAAAATAGAAGAGCATCGAGACAGTTTGAGGTGAAGAAGAAAGAGGTAAAAAAAGAAGAAAAACCTGCTGCACCTCCGCCGGCACCACCTCCACCTGCGCCAGCACCATCTGCACCTCCTCCGGCTGCACCACCTTCACCAACGCCGGCACCTCCAGTAAAAGCACCACCTCCACCGGCGGCACCACCTAATGTTCCACCAGTTACAGCTAAGCCTGCACCATCTTCACCACCTCCACCACCTACGGCAGTTCCTGCACCACCCATTGCAGCCAAACCATCGGTTGTAAAACCTGCTGTTGTGGGAGCAGCAAAAACAGCCGCAAAAGTTGGTATTTTAGCTGCCGGCATTGCCGGTATATCAAAAGCTATTGGTGCGGCAGAATCTGGTGGAAATTACAATATTACATTTGGTGATAGAATTTCAAAGTCTGGAAAAATCATCAATTCACTCAAATCAAAAAGCGATCCATCACAAACATTAAAAACACCACAAGATTTTTTTGGTAAACCTTTAACTGATTTAACATTAGATGAGGTAAAACAATTTCAGAATTATAAAAATTCTGAGATTCCCGGAACAGGAGCAGTCGGTAAATATCAGTTTATGCCTACGACTTTGTTTGGTCGAACTGACAAAAAAGGTAATTTTTTACCAGGTTTAGTTCAAGAATTAAATTTACCAATGACTACAAGGTTTGATGAAGCAACTCAAGATAAATTATTTGAATTATTGCATTCAAAAGATGTTGCAACCTTAAAAAGACTTGGCATTCCCACTACACCAGGATTTCAATATATGGCACATTATCTTGGTGCAGGTGGAGCAAATGCTGTATATAAAGCAACACAAAAAAATGAAGACATAACTGTGGCTCAGGCAATGATTAATTCTGGTTTGAAGGTTGGCAAAAATGAAGAATTATATAAGATAAAAGTTTCCGAATTTGAAAAAATACTTGAGAGTAGATTGATAAAAAAGGGAGGTTTTACACCACACTCTTCTGGAGAAGCAACTTCAAATCGAGTAATGGATATGTCTATAAAAAATAATGATGTGAAAAAACAAATGACACAAGGTCAAGGTGCAACAATCGTCATTAACAATAATCAGAACAACAACAAAACGGTTGTGCGCCCACGATCAGAAACACAAACAGATGTAAATCCAGTATTAGGAAGATAAAATGGAATACAGCACAGCAAAATCTATCAGAGGTAGAACACTATCTTCTCTAATTACTCAAAAAATACGAGCCGGTGGTGGTGTAACATCTGCTATTCGAAGCTCTGTTTCCGAAAAGATGAGAGCTAAAGGCCTCGGCATCAAAGAAAAATTTGATCCACTTAACATTGCAAAGTTCTTGACTGGAGGTAGTAATTTAGCTCCAGCCATTCTTGGGCGCTTAACTGGACGAAAACAATCGGATATAAACTATTTTTCTGGCGGTAGAAAAACTGCCACAGAAATAAAGAAAACGAAATCGCTTGGTCAACTTCCCGGAGATTCTTCTGGTTCACTAAGTGAAATTTTTAATTTGATTAAAAAGAACTATGAACGCGACCTACAATTGAGAGAAACTGAAAGATCATTCCAAGAAGAAAAAGCCAACGAAGACCAAAGAAGACATAATGAATTTATAAAAGTTCTGAAAGATTATACGAGTGGTGGTACAGCCATTGCTATAAAACCAGAAAAAGAAGGGGGAGGACTTTTACAATTTCTAGACATGGTAAAAAGTATGATAGCCGAGTCGGTAAAAAATACTATTGATACTATTCAAAATATGTTTTCTTGGCTTAATGATTTAAGAAAATCAGGATTATTTAAATTAATAGGATCAAATCTACTAACATTATTGACAAGCCAAGCCTTTTTGGCAGCAGCGTCGGCCGGTGCTCTTTTCTATTTGTTGGCTAGTGATAAAAATCCCGAACAAACAACAAAACAAATTTTAGGTGCGGTCGATCCGAATGCTTTGGGTTCAGCTATAGACAAACAACAACAAGAAAATGTCTCTCCTGAAGAATTGAATAAAAAATTTGAAGTTCGTAGAGCTTTGTTGAAAGATGCACCATTCAAAACTAAGTATTTCGGTATAGGACAAAGAGAGTATTTAACTAAATTGGGTGTACCACAAAATGAAGTTGAACAACTTTATGATGACACAAAACCATTGGTTGTACCGGAAGTATTAAAGGATATCAATCCACAAGTTTATAATAAATTGAAGCCTTCGGCTAAACCAGTGAATTCTCAAAGTAAATTGAATGTTGGAGAGGCTGGTCAAGTGGAAGGAACATCCGAAACACCGAGCAGAACAACAACTCCACAAAATAAAACTGAAACCGCACCAACATCTACTGAGATTCAAACACCCATTTCTTCAGTACCTTCAACTCCGATGAGTTCATCTGTTTATGGTGCCAGTGAAGAAAACAACAATTTGAATATGATGGCAACAGCTACATCAAGCACACCAATGGCACCAATTGTTTCGAACAATGTTAATAACACATCAACGGAAGAATCTATACCAGCAACTGCAACCGTTCGTGACAAAGTTGCTATATTAGAAAGAGTGTTCAGTCAATCAACCGCGATGGTATAAAAAAAGGACCTTTCGGTCCTTTTTCTTTATTCTTCTTCTGCTAGTTTAGAGAAGTAAGCCAAATCATCGTCATCATCTGTCGTTTCTGGCATTGTTGCTTTACGTGCAGCAGGAGCAGCCTTAGCTTGTTCAACAGTTGTACGTGGTACAGGTGCAGAACCATCAACACCAAGAACTTTGTCAAGGCGAGCTTTCAATTCATCGTATGACTTGAAGTTTTCTGGCAGCAAGAATTCTTTCAGAGAATATTCTTTCTTCCAAATTTGTTCAAGTTTGTCGTCATCAAAACCACCAAGAACAGAAGGCGATTCAAACTCAGACTTATCATAGTTCTGATAGCCCTCAACTTTACGAATCTTCAATTTGAAGTTAGCGCCAGCCCATAGGTCAAATGGGTTAACTGCTTTCTCATCCTCAAATTGAGGATTCATTGCTTCATTGATCTTGTCGAAGATTTTCTTACCGAACTTGTACAAGAAAACCTTGCCTTCGTTTTCAGGATTTTTCGGATCTTCAACAACGTAAATGTTGGCAATATAAGAAAGACGACGTTTCTGTTTACGTGCAACTTCTTTGTTAGCATCAATTCCAGAATTCCACAACTGAGAGTTGTACTCAGAAACAGGATCTTTCTGACCAAGAGTCGTTAGAGAATTTTCGATGTACCAACCACCTGGACCCTGAAAGCCATGGTTGAAGATTTTGACCCATGGTAGACCATCATCACCATCTACACCAGGTGCAGGAAGAAAACGAATGACTGCATAGCCGTTGCCTGCTTTGTCTACTTCTGGTTTCCAGAAATTGTCTTCTTTGGAGGGAGATTCTGCCGAGTTAAGCTGTTCGATAGCTTTGGCTAGTTTGTCGAGATTACCAGATTGTTTTTTGAGATTAGCGAATGAACTCATAGTATTTTTCCTTGTATAAACGTTGTATTAAATGTATATCGTCTTGTCCACATAAAGCATTATATACTATTATATAGGCGAAGTCAAACATACATCTTAAGCATAGCGATGGTAGAGATGGCATCTGTGTGAAGAATACCAATACCACCTGCTTTGTTCCAATCATCGATAACACTTTTTGTATCGTCGATAATGATTGAATTCGGTGTGGCAAATTTATATTTGTGCTTTTTACCTGGCACAAAATTTTCTTTGTAGTGAATGTTATGTTTTTTCAACCACAATTGTTTTTGCGGAAGAATGGCTGCATGTGATTTTTCGCTTGCAGTTGAGGATAAAATTTCTTTCGGAATAGAAAGTGTATCAAGAAAAGCAAGCAAGAGTGGTGTATCTGACATCATGTCAAGTTTTGCAAACTCTTGGTCAGAAATAAATTTATCGAAATAGCCACCAAAACTTTTGTTGTCTCGGGTTTCTTTCGGTGAAATTGAAAATTTCTGCTTGTATGCTTTTTCAAAATCGGCAAGCACGCCATCCATGTCCACATAAATCACGCTAACTGACATAATTTCTCTTTCAATATTTTTTTCATTTTCACTTTATCATAATTTAAAAATGGTTTATACTTTTGGCATTTTTTTATGAAGTCGGGGAAAATGATATCATCATCAACTTTTTTACTCCACATAGGAATAAAATTCATAATATCGTCAAGTATTACTACCGTTTCAAGATAGATTTTATCCTGTGTTAGATAATTATACAACAACGGATATTGCCCGTCAATAACTTTTAACAATTCATCTGGAGCATTTACCTGGTCGAATAGGTAATCCAAATTTTGTTCAAAGATATAAGACAGTGATTGTTGAACACGAAGCCACAGTTTGTATTCTGATTCAGCATCTTCCATTAGAAGATCGCCGACCCAAATTTTAGGATTTTTAAGAAAGTTTGCCACATAGAAACCAAACAATTCTTCACGCTTGTATTTTCTGGATAATTTATAATAAGAAAATTTATCCTTTCGAAGCATGAATTGCTCTTTGGTCACATTTGTTTTGCCGTTATATTTCACATAATCATAGTTGCCTGAGAAATGTAACTTTAATCCATGGTACATTGCATAGGCTTCAAATCCACCGGCTTCGTTCATAGTGGCAATTTATTTACTTTCTTTTTCATTAAGTTTAGTGCTTGCGCCTCTTCACCAATTTTAGCTTTGATTGGTGGTGTTAAAAGGGAAGCAGCCAATTCAACTTCAAAACCAATTTGTTCGCAGTGTAGTACCACCGCGTCCATTAGACTTATTGCTTTTTCTAGTGCCAACTTTTCAATGATGGCACTGAAATCTCTCATTTCATCTTTCGTAGGCATTATTTTTTGGTCGCCATTGCGTATGCAATGCAGGTAGAAGTTGGGCTCATTTCGTAAGAACACTTGACAGAAAGTGGATCAACACCTTTTTGAATAGCTGCCTCGATGTTTTTTGCCATGTTATTACGATCATTGATGTTGTACAGAAATGCACCAATAACGGTTGAACCAATTACAATAGTGGTACAAAGTATAATTGTAATCAAAGTATTTTGGTTTTTAGCTTCACTCATATAATTTCCTTGTTTCTGTCAATATTATCCTTATGGCTTCTATAGAAAATATGTCGACCAATTTGGTCAATTTTCTTTAGTTTCCAACCAGGATTCACATAATCCGCATGATAGTAGGTTGCACCATCGGTAACATCCTTCATGCGTTCGAAGTTTACAACTATGTTTGTTGCCAACTCACGAATCTCATTATAAAGCATAGTGTCACGTATTGTCAACCTCTTCTTCAGTATATTTGAATCGCAATACCAAGAGAATTGGCAAACACCGTTGGTCTTTTGAAAGACCACATCACAAATTGTATTAGCATAGTTTCCAGATTGCAGACGGTTCAATGTTACAAACGCTACTGCTTTTTTTCCAGAAAGTGGCTCATGTGCGGCCTCAAAGTAAATATTTTCCGCAAGGCATGTGACTTGTTTTTGCACATCTTTTGAAAGATTGTTATAAGATGTTTTGAAGGGTAACAAACCATGTAGATCAACATTAATCATACCCAAAGATATCACTGCTGCGGAAAAAACTATGCTGAAAAGTATTGGTTTACTTCGCATATTTTTCCTTTCTTGAAATGGTAGATTGTTTGGTTAATAAGGAACAATCTACAAATCCCCATTCGATTACCGTTTAAGCGGCAAGAGCGAAGCGGCTATCATTAGCTGCGTTTACTTGATTTGCTTGATTTACGGTCATCGCCTACCGTGCTGTCCACTCTGTTACTCTTTGCCCTGTCGAAACCAGTCACCCCCATCAAAAGCACACATAAGCAGATATTACTTCACCACTATCATCTGTACCATCGCACTATTTCAGGTGAGTAGCGATGTGTGTTCTTTTGGTGGAGGTGGGGAGAATCGAACTCCCGTCCAAGACCTGTTTCACTTCACTTCATACAGCAATAACTCTTATTTATTCTACTCCAAAGTGTTGTTTAATTTCTTGGATACATTGTTCACCACCATTCAACCAAGTATCTACCGATTCGGGAACAGGATCGCTAATCACTTGCTCACAACAACCGATACATTCTCTAACAATCAACTCGGCGAACTTTTCTAACTTAGTTGGGGCACCTTCAGGATTATATACCAGAAGACCAGCCTCTCTCGCAAGTTCTTTAATTCGTTCGTTCATACATTCCCCAATCCTACACGACTATAACCCAACTTTGATTTAATCTCTTTACGGTCTCTGTTCTTCTCTGGCTTCCATGCCCTCGGGTCAACTGTTTCGCCAGTTAGTTCGTAACGAAAGTCTGGGTCATAGACCATGTAGCCTAACTTGTTCCATTTGATTTCTCCGCGGTCAAAGAGAAATATACACCCGCGACACATACAGAAACTGGCACCATTGTCACTCATTACATTGCCATTCACTGTGCCCACATACTTTACAACATTGCCACGGTGCATTTCTCTCAAGGCTTCATAATAGTCAATCATTTATTAACTCCAGAATTTAACAGAGTATAACACTTGTCGAAACCTTTGTCAAGCGTTTTTCTATGGTTTCGACTAAATAATAGTATGAGACACAAACATCATATTATCCCAAAACACATGGGCGGTTCAGACGATCCAAGCAACCTCATCGAACTAACACCGGGCGAACATGCCGAAGCACATCGTTTATTGTATGAACAACATGGGCATTGGCAGGATTATGTTGCTTGGCAAGGACTTGCCCAACTTGATGCTAACTTTGATGCCGCTAAGGAAGCAATCATGGCTGGTAGTAGAAAAGGTGGACAAACAAACATCAGACAGCGTAAGGGCAAGAAATGGGAAGAAATCTTCGGTGCTGAAAGAGCCGCCGAACTACACCAGAAATACAAGAGTGCGAGACAAGCAAGGGGTAAAACTTGGACTGGGAAGGTTTATGATGTTACTCATCCAGACGGAACCGTTGAGCGAGTAGAAGGGTTGCGTCAGTGGTGTATGGATCGCGGATACAATGCTAATGCCTTTGCCAATGCGTCATTACGAGGTAATAAGACACATGGTGGTTTCATGGTAAAACAGGCTTAATCGAACCCGCGTCCAGAACATTTTTCTAGTTGCTTCGTACAACCATAAACACTATTATAGTGTTTTATTATTTAGGTGGCAAGTGTTTTTCTGATAAATTACCAAGAAAATTTTGGATATTTTGCTTTGACTGCTAAACAAGCATCCAGATAAGCTTGTTCTTGTTCCAAATCACCTTTGACTTTGGCATCAAGATAATCGGCCATCGGAGGATAAGCTTCCTTACGCAAAGTGTCAATTACTCGGTGAATACTTTCTTCGGTAATTCTTAGGCCCCATTCTTGACGGAAGATAAAATCGTAACCTTCAGGAACAGAAGTTTGTTTCTTAAACTCTCTCACAACAGTATCAGATAACAAAAGATAACCAGAACAATCTGGCCTTTGGCCAATCATAATGACATTTAGATTTTCATATTTCGGTGGAATCACTTCTTCACCTGGCAATCCTCTGTTACCGAAAACTGTTACTAAATCTTTTGATTCTACTGTGCAAAGGTAAAACATTACTTGTTCTCCAATCTTTGGATTTCTTCTTCTGTTAGTGGTATCATTGATGGTGATGGGCGCAATTCAATTTTTAACGGATCAACGTTACCCTCAATCAAAATTGCTTCTTTAGGAATAAACCCAACTTGTTGCAGAGCATGAAATGTATGTGGATTAGACATAGCATTACGCAATTTTGCTGGTGATGGTCTACCATTAGCTAAAATCTCTGCTTGAATTTCTTTTGCAATCATCACCGTAAATTCATTGGCTGCATTAGCTTCAAACATTTCTTCATCGGTATATGGTGTACCATCTTCATGTCTCAATCTCGTTGGCTCCGCAATTTCAAACAACTCATCTAAAAGTTTTTCTAAAATCTTAATCTCTTGACGATTCAATTCAAAGCTTTGGTCTTGAGCGGGAAAAAATGATTCCATTTCCAAAAGTTCTGCCCGTAGATTCATAATGACATGATCCATGGCACCGTTTTTTATAGCCATATCCAATTCAGATTTTTTGGCTTTATATTTCAAATTGGAAACTTCCTCTAATGCTGCTGCACGAATGCGACCCTCAAGAAAGTTCTGTAGTTGTTTAATTTTTTCCCAAGGTGTTTCACCAATCACTTGATAACGATAATTAAACTCACTGTTTAATTTTGCTGCCATTTCATTTTTCTCCTATAATGTAAAATAATATTTATGAACTATATGATGCCGCGGCTAAACCATATCTAGCTGTTCCAACGCCAGTTTTATCAGTACCGACGGAACCCAAATTAGTCACCAAGTTTGTCAAATTTATATATGGTGCGCTACCAATTGTTCCATACCCGAATATGGCCTTATCGCCACCATATCCCGCGGCCGCAAGATAGTATCTAGCAGTTCCAACACCGGTAACATCTGAACCAACTACACCGGCATTTGAAACCAAATTAGTCATTGAAACAGGAGTGCTGGTGTAACCATATCCGAATAAGGCCTTATCGCCACCATATCCTGCTGCGGCCAAATATACTCTGGCAGTTCCGACACCGGTAACATCTGTGCCAACCACACCTAAATTCGAAACTAAATTTGTTAATGACACATTTACAGTTGAAAATCCGTAACCAAATATTGCTTTATCTCCACCATATCCAGCCGCAGCTAAACCATTTCTTGCAGTACCCACACCTGTAGTATCGCCTGCAACAACTCCAATATTCGACACCAAATTTGTCAAAGATACACTCGCAGTTGAAAACCCATAACCAAATATGGCCTTATCAACACCATAAGTAGCTGCTGCTAAATTTCTTCTCGCCGTACCAACACCAGTGATATCTGATGATGAAACACCCAAATTTGAAATTAAATTGGTGAAACTTCTTACTGTTGTATCATCACTTCCATATCCGAATATGGCCTTATCGCCACCATATCCTGCTGCGGCCAATCTAAATCTTGGTGTGCCTACCGCAGTAATATCCGTGGAAACCACGCCGTAGTTGTTTACTAAATTTGTTACACCATAAGCACCACCAACTATTGCACCATGTCCGAATATTGCTTTAACGGCCCATTTACCACTTGTTCGTATCGAACCGTTTGGATATTGAACACCCTGACTTACTAAACTTGTTGCCATTTATTTTCTCTTTATGAACTGTATGAGGCCGCCGCCAAACTATATCTGGTTGTACCGACACCTGTAACATCTGAACTAACAACACCCGTATTCGACACCAGATTAGTCAAATTGTACCATGTAACTGTGCTCGCATAACCATAACCAAAAATTGCTTTATCACCACCATAACCTGCCGCGGCTGGTCCGTGTCTTCCCGAACCTACGCCTGTAACATCTGTGCTGACAACTCCGATATTTGATACAAGATTGGTCATTGATAAATTTTCATAACCATAACCAAAAATTGCTTTATCACCACCATAGCCAGCAGCAGCTAACTGTGTTCTTGCTGTTCCAACTCCTGTTACATCGTTTCCAACAACACCTGTATTTGAAACTAAATTGGTTAATGAATAAATTGATGCACCCCCGCCATATCCGAAAATTGCTTTATCGCCACCATAACCAGCGGCAGCCAATAGTTGTCTTGTTGTTCCAACTCCTGTTACATCGTTTCCAACAACACCTGTATTGGATACAAGGTTTGTCAAACTGACAGTTGATGATCCGTTCCATCCATAACCAAAAATTGCTTTATCGCCACCATAACCTGCGGCGGCCAAACCTTTTCTTGCTGTTCCAACTCCAGTTACATTGTTTCCAACAACACCCAAATTAGATACTAAATTGGTCATTGAAACAACGGTGCCGTCAGTGAGTGCGCCATATCCAAATATTGCTTTGTCACCACCATAACCTGCGGCCGCTAAGTCGTATCTTGCAGTTCCCACACCTGTTGTGTCTGTGGCAACTTGCCCATAATTATTAACTAAATTTGTTACACTAACGGCCGTAAAAGCAGAACTATAACCATACCCAAATATAGCTCTAGTCGCAGTCACACTATTTGTGATTGTTGTAGTGTCGTTGTAGAGAACGCCAGTTGAAGTGAGTGTTACTGCCATTTATTATTCTCTTTATGAACTGTATGATGCTGCTGCAAGACTATATCTGGATGTCCCAATCCCAGTAATATTGGTCGCAACAACACCAAGATTTGACACCAAATTGGTTGTTCGAACAGGAGAACCAATAAAACCAAATCCAAATATAGCTTTATCTCCACCATAACCTGCTGCCGCAAGGTATAGTCTTGCTGTTCCAACACCAGTTACATCATTACCAACAACGCCCGTATTAGATACTAAATTGGTTAAACTGACGGATGTAGAACCTGTATCACCATAACCAAAAATGGCTTTATCTCCACCATAACCTGCTGCTGCCAAACCTTCTCTAGAAGTTCCAACACCAGTTACATCATTACCAACAACGCCCGTATTAGATACTAAATTGGTTAAATTAAAATAACCAGATCCGACACCATATCCAAAAATGGCTTTATCTCCACCATAACCTGCCGCAGCAAGGCTTCGTCTTGCAGTTCCAACACCAGTTACATCATTACCAACAACACCGAGATTGGAAACCAAGTTTGTTAAGGAAACTTCCACTGTTGTATAACCATAACCAAATATGGCTTTATCACCACCATAACCCGCTGCGGACAATTCATATCTTGCAGTTCCAACACCAGTTACATCATTACCAACAACACCCAGATTGGAAACCAAGTTTGTTAAGGAAACTTGTGATGATGCATAACCATAACCAAATATGGCTTTATCACCACCATAACCCGCTGCGGCTAGAACATTTCTTTGTGTACCTACACCAGTGATATCAACAGAAAGTGTGCCATAATTGTTAACGAAATTGGTCATACTGAGGTTGGAAATGTCATTATATCCATATCCAAATATAGCCCTCACCGGCGACTTAAGCGATGATTCCGTTGATGTATCTGGATATACTACAGTTGTTTGACTTATTGTCGTTGCCATTTTAGGTTCTTGTAATTATTACCTTTATATTTATGCAACACTTTTATGGTAAAAATCTATATGTTCCACCAGATTTTCTAGGTGATCTTCAGTTTTTTCAACAAAAACGATAGGTTTTTCATCTTCAACCGCCATCACCACAACTAATTGGTCTATTGGTGAACCAACAAGTTCCTCATACATTGCAGCATATGCAGTACATTGTGCAAAATATTCCGGAATATCTTCCTTTTGTTTAATTCTTTTCGATGTTTTGAAGTCAATAACAGAAAGAACACCGTTCCATTCAGCAATCAAGTCTACGCGACCAGCTAGACCAACTTTCTCAGACCACAATGCTTGTTCAATGTAATGTATGTTATTGATATTCAACATGAGAGGTATCAAAGAACGAAACATCATAACAGAATCTGGCATTTCTCTTTGCCAGTCTATCTTTTCGTTCTTTAGATACCTCTCAGCTAAGTCATGTACACGATTACCACGACCAGTGGCTAACTTTGAAATGCGATTTGCTTCCTGCTCACCTACACGATTACGCCATTCCATGATGGACTTTTTTTTCTTGGCACCAACCACTGTTGTGACAGATGGTAACTTAATACCGTTCGGTGTTACGTAAAATCTGGTACCGTTTGATTGTGTTTCAGAAATTAAATTTGGTAATTGTTTAGGTGGGCAGTGATTATAAATCATAAATTATTCTATTTCAATTCTATCTTGTTTAGCTCTTCGCTCTTGAATGGTTTCTTCTTTATATAGTTTACGTGGATTGCCACACATTACGCAACCGGGAGTGCCGCAATCTAGAGCATGGTGTTTTGCAAACTTATGTGGCTCTTTAACATCAATCCCATATGCTTTGGCGATCTTCATTTGTTTTTTGATTGCTACATCTCTAGCATGAATACGTTTGCTATGTTTTTCTTTTACTTCAACTGCACTCATAAAACCTCCAATTAATTAGCGGGTAACAAATTCTTATTTGCACATGCAATAATAAAATTCTTAACAAGACTTGAACGAACAATATCATCTGGTGTGAAAACAACCTCTTGATATTCATTCATGGTTCTAGCAACTTCTAAGAATGTAGATAAACCTGATTGATCGCCTTTCTTTGTTAAATCGTTTTGAAATTTATCACCGCAGAAAATAATTTTTGAACGGTGACCCACACGACCCATAACTGTTGATAGTTCACCCCATGTGGCATTCTGTGACTCATCAACAATAATGATTGCATCGTCAATTGAGATACCACGAATAGCTGTGGTCGAAATAAATCTTGCATGACCTTGTTCTTTCAACCTATCCCATGCATCTGGTCGACCGAACAATGTCTGACAAATTTCTTTGTATGGTAATTCGTAGATTTCTTGTTTTTCTTCAAGAGTGCCAGGTAAGAAGCCAACATCTCTTGTTGGTACAATTGAACGTACCACAACAACTTGTTTGAATGGGTTGTCTTTTGATAGAACTTCTTCGATTGCTCTATAGAGTGATATCATGGTTTTACCTGTACCGGGTGATCCCCACAACCCGATAAAGTAACCACCACCTCTATACATATCGAAAAAAAGTTTTTGATTTTCTGTTAGTGGATCAAATGTTTTTAAATGATCTAGTTTTATTTTCAATGAATTTGTTGTAACAGGTTGATGTTTCGTTGTATATTCTTCCATAGAAATAACATCTTCACGCTTCTGTAGTGGGGTTTTTCTACTAGCCATTAAATTCCTTCCGTTATTTTTACCACTCCTTATTTCCTGATGTTGTTTTATGTGTTTTGTGGAGTGTGTTGCCTGGGACTGTTTTCTTGATTCGATCAATGACATATTTTTCAAATGTTGAATCGGCCTTCTGTGTGCCTGGGACAGACATTCTCATAGCATCGCCGAAACCTGGTAGATTCTCAGCGGAGAAATATCTTTCTAGATGAGGATTTTGCTCTTTGAATTCATCAAGCTTTGTGAAACTCATTGTGTGTGTTTCAACTTCACCAGTTTCTTTATTTAAAAAATCGTAACGCATATTAAGTATGGGGTAAAAAGATTTCCAATTTTTTGTATTTGGCGTTGATGGCTTTATGTACATCTTCGTCATGAATATTTATGTCAGTTTCATCAACAAGAACACTAATAAGTGCTAAAACATCACCAATTTCGGTAATAAGTGCTTGTTTATTTGTAACACCTTGCCATTCAGACTCAAGCCCAAATCTATTGATTTTAGAAATTGCTTGAATAACCTCAGCGCATTCTTCTTGGAGAATGGCCATCACTTCTTTACTATCTCTCATTCTTCAATCCATTCTTTATATTCTGTTTTTGGTGTATACGGAAAAGTCACAGGTACTTTACTCTTATGATTGGTAAAATGTGATTTGTATTTTTCACCCGCATCATTGGTGTACCAGTCATACCACACAATACCATCAATATCATATGCACCATCATCATCTTTAAACACACGACTTGCTCGTTTATTTTGATAAAGAGGTCCATTTTGTCGAGCAACTTCAACCCACTCCCAATCTTCACCCGTCAGTGGCACGATTGGCTCAAACATCGCCAAGGTCTTAAACATATTGATTGCATAAGGTGCAGAAGAACCGGAGTGCCCCTCTTCAGAAAAAATTTCAAGCAATTTCAAAACATGATTGCAAATGGCTTCCTGCATCTCGTCACAGTAAACGCCATTCTCATCAACGAACTTCGCTGCACGAAATTCTGTCATAGCATGATTTATCAAATTACTCATTTTTACTTTTACCCTTTACTTCTAAACCATTCCAATACCGAAGAAAATTCTTCGGTCTTTGTAAAACCATTTTTCGCCATCAATAGTTGAACAATGATTTCATCAATGTCTTTTCGTTCTCGCCATGTTCCAATAAACCAACCTGTAGGGTTGGAATAACCTTTAAGGCTGAAAATATCTGCAACATAGACAAAATGTGAATAAGATATGTCGGTGTTTCCAGCAGCATATAATTCTTCACATTTCTTTTTGATGAAAACACTGAATTCATGCACGTTGCCAGAAATTACAAAATATTTGTCAGACATTGTACCACTCAGGAGTTGGGCGAGAGTTCACTTTACCTTGCCATGATGCAAAGCCACGTTTGGATGTGTTGTAATAATTGTGATAAGACGCCAACGAATTGCCGGGAATTTTTACATCATCTGGCATTGCCGGTGTTGGCGCATAGAATTTACCATCTTTAATTCTACGTGGAGCCGAATACAGTATACCTTTGAGTCTTGCACAAGCATGTACTTTACCGTAACGATAGGTGTATTCGTCACAGAGACAAGACCACATATCATAGAGCCAGTTGTAGTTTTCAATATTTTCACGACACCAGATGGCCGATGGATGATTGATGTGTGAAGCCTTCATTAGAGATTGTTCACGTTCATCATTCAGTCGCCAGCGTTTGATACGCCGACCATTTGCGGTCAAGTCAGTGTATTCTTCACCGTCAAGGACACGATGCGCCGTTGACATGAGTTGGGGGTATTCTATGCACATTTTTGTCACATGCTTTGACACATGCATTTGAGCACATTCTTGTGCGTTTTCCGACAAATAAAAGATATTCACTTTTGGTCTCTCAAGTTACGGTAAAAATTACCAATCATAATCAATTCATCAATTGTAGCATCTTTTTTCAATAAGTTTGCTCTTGTTGAAACTATTACCACATTTTCTTTTAGATAACCTTTTGTGTTATCAATCCTATCAATACTTGGTGCATTGTAATGTTCTTTTCTGTCGCCTGTTTCCAATTTTATTCCCAAAACAGGACACACATCCGGTATAACAATATCATCAATAGTTAAATTGTGTTCTAAACCTGAGGCTTTAGCACGTTGTTTGGAATTGTTTAACATATGTTGTGCAGGCTTGTACTTCCAATCATTTTTCCTGCGTTCACGTTCTTTTCTGGCTTTTTCAGCCGAACAGGATTTACACCTGTCACGGATACCTTGTGAAGGATCTTCTTTGATTATATACGAAAACAAGTTTTGTGGCAAGAGTTGTTTACATCCTACACAAACAACTTTAGGTCTAGGTTCTCCATGACCATTTTTACCGTCTCTGGCCATCTGTGGCATCTTTTTTGTCATAATTGCTCCTGTGTATATTCTACAGGATTATTTATGAAAAACAGAGTTTGCACAGATACTATTTAACTCCAAAACGATGCTTCATTTTGTGTTTGATTGTATCACACGCCGCTGCACCTTCACTATAGATGTTTTTTTCATCAAAGTCCCAGGCACCTTTTCGGTACTTATCATAATCGGCTTTTTCCACATCACAAATGCTCATACATTCCCGAATAATCAACTCGGCGAATCCATCAGCAACCGTTTGCCAGTTCATAGGATCGTTAGCATGTTTTATTACACACTTTGCCCATAGTTCTTTTGTTCGTTCGTTCATAATTTAACCTTCATTGAAGGATTGGGCACGAGTTTTCATACCATTCATTTTAGCAGAATTTTGAATATTTTTCAAATGTTTTTGTGCTTCCTGCAAAGTAATTTCACCGGAATGCACACTTTCCATCAGTTTCAAGCGTACTTCATGTGAGTCTGCAATTAAACCTGAGGCTTCATCTTGTTTAACCGCTCGTCTTTTATCCATAGCAGCTTCAAATTGAGTTCTTTTCATTTATTATACCAAGTCACATGAGTTGCCCATTCAGGTTTAACGGTCGACCAGACTGATAAACCACAATCTTCTTTTTCGGTTGCCCAATAGCCAGAGCCATCATAATCTGTAATTGCACCAGAATTTACATGTTGCTCAAATTCTTCGACAGTATACACATCCGCATAGTCTGGAATTCTATACATCGTGGGCTTATACTCCAGCCCATATTTCTCATAAATCTCAACCGCATCATCGACACTGATACCCACACATGCGTCCTTAATTAAGGCATTAACAAATTGTTCGATTCGGTGCATTTCGGAGTAATTTCCGAAGGCACCCGATTTATCAACATCAAAGCCGGATTCATTGGCAAGTTTAGCGATTCGTTCGTTCATCTTGTTCTTCCAGTTTTTTTAAACCATCAATCAACATAGGAATTGCTCTAACATCAAAATTAAATTCTACAGGACCACCAAAGTAATCATAATCGTGAATTTGAATGTAAGCCAGCCTAGTGTCTTTTCTTAGAGAAAGATATGGTGTTCCGTCTGGTTTTGTCAATTCAATTTTCATATATTACCTAATCCTACACGACTATAACCAAGTTTTGATTTAGTTTCTTTGTCAGTTTTGTAACCTTTATACCACCATCTCGTATCAACTGTTTCACCAGTCATTTCATAACGAAAATCTGGATCATATACTATACAATTTTTGGATTTGTGGTCTGGTTTACCATCACGATAACAGAAAATGACACCACGACACATACAATAAGAGTGTCCCTTAGTAGTCATTACATTGCCATTTACGGTGCCAATATACCGAACAACATTGCCCTTGTGCATCTGTCTCACGGCTTCGTGATAGTCAATCATCGTAACTCCGGTTCTTTCTCATAACAAGTAAAACATACTGCATCATACTTTGGTCCCATGCAGGTGGCAATAGCACCGTTGCAATATTTACACAAAATAAATGCATGTGTCACGATTGAATCTTTAGGAGG